TATGGACTCATTTTATTTATAAACTCATTAACATCAGGAATATTATATGGTGTAAAACCAGTTGATGTAATATAATCCTGAAATATGTCTTCGAGTTTTATATAATTCTTCTTGTATTTTATTGAGTGAGAGTTCTTAATTTGGTCAGTTACAGTTTTGTCCACAAACTCAGCGAATGTTATTCCTGTTTGTGATTGAAGACCATTAGTACCAAATGAAATTTCTAATTCCCTTGATTTTTTCCAAATATCATACTCAACGGCTTTTGCCGATGAAAGGAAAATATCAATGTTTTTTCTATTAAAATTATAAACAGAATTACTATCTGTAATCCGTCTTTGTAAGTTGTCTACTTCACTTAAAATTTCATAACCAGTATCTAATCCAGGAAGTGTTCTAAACGTATCAAAGTAGTCTTCACCATATGTGAAAGGTCCACTTTTGGTTTTAATTATTTTTGTTGTTCCTGTTAAAACTGAATTTTCTAAATCTAATATATCACTAGACCTGTGAGTTAAGGTTTTATCATACCAACCAGCACCCTTTTGAAAAAACATATCAGATATTTCATCATATGCCCCCTTAGGTTTTTTGGTTCCCTCTAAAACCGGATAATTACTTGATGTAAATGTAGTTCTACCTGTTGTAGTTGTAATTTGATAGGTGTATCCACTTGGTACGAATGTTGCAACTCTATATACCTTTGTACCTGATATAACATCATAAATGTCATCATCTAAATCAAATGACTTTGGTAGTGATGTAACAGTATATACGTGTTCATTAATACTAATCATTGGACTTGGTGCACCCAAGAATCTTAAAAAGAATTCAATTGATGAACGTGTACCCTTTGATTTATATATGTGAGATAAATTAACTAAAAGTCTTCTATAAAATTCATACTCAGCATCAACAATTGTTTTTCCAACTGTTAATCCGGGGTATTGTGTATCTTGTCTTGTATATAATAACTCCTCAAGTTTCTTCTCATCAAACAAATTAACTGTTGATAAACCTAAGGTATTAGATAAGTTCTTTAAAAGTATATCGGGTAAATTATTAATACCATCATAACTTACATTTCTCATGTACGCTATGTTCTCAATATATTTTTTTACTTTATCAAAATTATGTCCGTATAATTGAAAAATCGCATCGACCTTTTTATCCTCAGTATCAAATTCAAATAACTGTGGTGAAGACATAAATCTAACAAATAGGTTAGATTTATAATCATCTACTTCATCTGAAATTTGAGATAATTTTTGAACATACAGGTCGTATTCTAATCCAATAATTTTAATGTTCCAACCATCTCTTGAAATCGGCCATGTTATTTGAACATCAGACAATACAGTGTTGGATTGATTAATACTATCTCTTGGAACACTAAATGTTGCGGTATATTTTGGTTTAGTGTCTCTATCTAATAAACTTTGTTCTAATTCGTCTAAACCACCAAAAAACTCTTCAACCAAACCACCATTAGGTCTAATTAAAACGTTTTCACTATAATTTGAAGATGTACCAAATGGTTTTCCTTTAACCTTTAAACTGATTTTAGAATCCGCATTTGGTTGAGTATAACTAATAATATCATATGTTACACCACTTAACTCTAAAACGTATTTCGTAAATGATGAATAAAAATTTCTTACCTTATTGGTTGTATTTGGTTCTACTTGACTATTTGGTTTAACAAATAAAATATCAAATGGATTGAATAATCTACCAAAATCAACATTGAATTGTGTTGTATCTAAATTAATATCATAAACAATACTTTCAATGGTATAATCGGAGGATCTAGTTACACTATTTTTATCAATTAAAACACCCGCAGGAAATTTCTGTATTATGTTTGTTAAGGAAACACCAATTCTATTTTTTAATGAACCAAATAACGACTTGTTTGCATTACCTTTCGATGTCCTAAAAGAAACTTCTTTTTTCTTAGTCTCAGTAGTTTGACCATCAGAATTAAATTTTTCTTCTTTTAAGTCATCAAGTGTTAAAAATTCGGAAAATTGACCAGTACTGAATGTTCTTGTATCCCTTTCAGGTGCAGATCTATCAATAGTGAAGTTCGTATTAGTAAATTGACTAGTTCCGTCGGTAATTTGAAAACCAACTAAACTATCACTAAACGTATCTGCACCAGTTGCAGCCTGACTAGGTGGAACTCTTCTTGTTGCCATTATTCTGTAATGTCGTCAAAGTTTAATGTTTCATCGATATCAAGCTTCTCTTCTCTAACTTCATAAAGGGTCTCGTTGAATTCGTCCTTAATTTCGTATAGATTGTATTGTTTGTAGATAGCGTTATCGTTATTATTGTCATAGATGGTGTAAATACCATTAGAAACAGCCTTACTCTGATTACCGTATAGTGCGTGTGCCAATGTGGAGGAATCGTGTTCTACCATTTCCACTTCGATTGTTGTTGGATTGAAGAATGTATTTGTTAATAAAATATTCTGTCCAGGGTTACCAATAAATGGAACAACATTTGGTCTACTTGTTGGTGCAGATGATGGTGTAACGGTTAGGAACACTAAATTTGTTGTACTATTACTATATTGATATCTTATCGCCTTTTGTGTTGAACTTGTTAAATTAGATACAACTGAAGTACAATAAAATGATGATGTAACAACTCTATAAAAATTAGGAATTTTAGTACCATCATTATTAAGGTATTCAATTCTATATCCCACTAATCCTTGTGGTGTAAACTTTCCTCTATCAGTTGATGGGACTTTTGATAAATCAATAATTATCCCTCTAACAGATGGTAAAGATGCTAAAATACCACAATCAGCAATTGATGTTCTAATTTGTTTTGGTCTAATGTGTAGAGTGTATATTCCTAAATCAGAAAAGTCTGATGCTGATAATTTTAAATTATATAACCCACCTAATAGTTCTCTATTTTGTGCAGCTGTAACTGTTGTTGTATCAGAATTATGAAAAATAGGGGTTAAAATATTTTCGGAAGATAACTTTGTTAAGGTAACTTCCGCGGTCGATAATCTATTCGGTACGTAATGAAGAAATATCTCAACGTCCGATGGTGACACATCTGCGGGTCTTATTGTTCCGTAACTACCTACTGCCATAACTTTTTATTAATAAATATAGTTTTTATTGTTTTCTTATTTTAAAATACCCATTTCCATACACATCTAACTCACCAATATTATCTATCTCACTGAGTCTAAATGTTTTTTCCATAACACCTTGTTTACCTCTTTCAACAAAAATGTCAGAAAAAATTGTTGGACTATCTATAAACCCTAAAAAGTGTTCATTTCTTGTTATCATTTTATTGATAATTTCTTCTTTAGTGAACCCTGTTGTATTTCCTGTTATTAATGTTGTGCCATCACTATAATCTCTATATTGAACCACAGTAGTACCTGTTGTATTTCCTGTATAAGTAAAACTATAACCCGAATAACTACCATTGGCATCAGTTCCTGTTGTTATGTTATATGTTGTTGAACCGTAATTTCTCTTTTCTTGTATTCTACTTCCACCAATACCTAAATAAGTAAATGCGGTATGACCCGTTGTAGGGTTATATTCTAAATCATTTAAATAATTTTGAGTCCTACCACTCTGTAGATAATATTCGGTTGGGGTAGAATTATAATATGGTAAACTTGTACCCGTATATGTAAACGTACCCAAATATGAATCAACACCAAAATTAAAAGGAACAACAACTTGCTTCGATAATTTTTGTGTAACCCATGGTGCTGCCAATGTTATTGTAATTGTATATCCTGATGCGGTTGCGTACGTATGTGACACTGATGGAAAATTAGTACCAACAACTCCACTATTCACTGTCAATCCTGAAGAATTTCCATCTCCCCAATTTATAGTATATGTTTGTTCAACAATCTGTCTTAATTTATCAGGATTAACTGTATTATATACTGTTATTGTAGTATTACCAGTTGTACCTGTTAAACCTGTAGTTGTCTTTAATATTTTATGATAATTTTTATTCATTATTCAGCGGTTGTAAATGCTCCTTTATCACCAAATAGTTTTACAAATTTATCCACACCTGTTTTTCCAACCCTCAATCCAAAATAGAACATAAATGGAGTTGATAGTATTTGTTTGTTTCCCGTGTAATAGTCAATTGATGGACGTATAACAAAATCATTAGTAAATGTCCACGCTTGTTGATGCCACCCATCTGTAATTGTAAATGGTGAAGTTGCAGTGGCTCCAACAGAACCGACTCTAGTATATAAAATCCCCGATATAGGTTCAAGTGTAGTTCCACTAGACACATACAAATATGTAAATCCCGGATATTCACTACCAAATGTACTATGATTATCAGTAGTAGACACTTCGTCAAACTCAACATCATTTGTGACATTACCGGTGTTTAATGTTAACCCACTAAATGTATATGTCATTGGTAACAAAAGGTATTTGTCAGATGGGTCATTTGTTCCACCTGTCAAATTATAAGCATAAGTCATACCCTGTAATGGTTGTGCTTGTACGTTAGCATAATCCCATGATTGATTATCCAATGTTAATGAGTTATATGCCCCAAATCCAGTACCTTTTTTATCCCATAAAAAGAATGGGACTTTCTGTGAGGAATCGGTTAATCTACCGGGTTCATTTAAACATGCCCTCACTCTTTCTCCGTCCTCATCCAAGTACATGGTTATTGGTAATGGTCCATAAACACCCGTACCATTTTTAAAAACATCAGGGGTAATATCAGGGTCCAAAAATTGATAAGAATATCCAAGATACCTCGGATTTTGTAAATCAAACTCTTCAATACCAACTTCATTATTTGTTGATATTAATTGCAAAATATCACCATCTAATACTCTCGTAGTATATAGAAATCCCTCATTATCGAAAAATTCATTGATGTCGAATGTATTATTACTAACATCCATTCTATAATTTATTGCCAAACCTAACAATTCACCAAAACTTTGGAATGAAGTGGGTCCTATTGACCGTGTCACAGAACAATTTGGGTCAAGAGATGGGTCTACACAGATTTCTTTTATAAATTCATCTCGAGGTCCAAGATCCACCATTGTTGTTGGTCGACCTAAATTTCTACCCACTAAATTAAGTTCGTCATCGTATTTTGGTGTACCCCAACTACTTTCAGACAAATAAGGTGAGGATCTGTAATAAAATCTATCTTGTGATGATACATATCTTATTACATCTTCACAATATCTTCTTCCGAAAACCAACGAACTTTTCCCTTTGAATTGGAAAAAATAAAGAGAACCTGACAACCAATTGTCCACAAAAGAATAATTTACAATTCCTCCACAAAATAATTTACCAACTCTTTTTCTTCTACGGTATTCTCTCAATATATTGAAAAGTCGAATGTTACTTAATGAACCCGGTATAATTTTAAAAATACCATTACTAAATTCAGTGTGTCCTGATACCGTTACGGGTGAATATACTTCACCTTCGTAACTATTCACTAAACGATAATCAGCGGTGTCAGATAATTTAGTTGCAGTTACATCCGCACCAGGAGTGTATGTTGAAGATGGTGTTCTTCCTGTACCTATATAATATGTCTCAACAATATCTTCATCATATGGTATGTCATATAACTGACAACCAGTTTCAACTGGAGTGGTTATTGACAATTGTTCTTCTGTAGAATTTCTATCTCGAAGTATTACAGTATATTCCAAATTCTCATTAAAAATACCACCTGTATCCGTAAATGTATAACCACTTGTACCGGAATCATATTGAAAAATTGTTGTACCTGTTAGTAAAACACCAAAACTTTGATATGAAACAATATAGTCTGATTGATTAGTTACAAAATCGGTCACATCACTTGGTACCGTTGCACCAGTATAACAATTTTCACTTGGTAACGCAGGATTAGAGAATGTAAATCCACTAGCATTTAATACTCTATTCGATTGATTATCTGAACCAGTAATTTTTACCGTACCGACTTGACAAAAATTTATACTATCACCAACACCACCTTGTATACCATATTCAGTACTATTACACTCTTCACATTCGGGATAACTAATTAAATAAAGTTCTCGTTGCGACGCATCTTGTAATCTATACGCAAACTTTCTAACAGTTTTTGATAATTTTTCAATTGGCCAAAAATCCACCGCATTTGCTAATTGGTGAAATACTCTTGTCACAGTATTTAAAAAAGTTAATAAAACAAGATTTAATAAATGTTCTAAAAAGAGTAGAATTTCAGATACTAATAATGTGAATGTAAAATTCTTTTTTGCAAAATTAACCGGTGGTGTAACTATCTCACTTGAACAATCTTCTTCTTCCGTTGGTACAATTTCTTTAATTCCCAAATATCTGTCATCTGTGAATGATGATGCCGCATAATGTATATTTTGAAAAGATGAGACCGTGTATACTTTTCCATATGTTACTCTGTAAAAGTAATCTTTCGGAAAATATTGTCCGAATTCATTATATAATATACCTCGATTTGAATCTGAAGAAACTGCATCAGTTGGGTAATCATTCCATGAAGTTGAGAATGCGTATGATTCGTTTTCTTCTCCTGAATACTCTCTAATATTAGGTACTAAATAGGACGCAGTTTTTCTAACTCGTTCATTACCACTATCATCAAGTGAAATTCTAAAACGATAACAGGACGCGGTTGGTACACCTCTATTTGGGTCATTCGTTATTTCATTTTCACCAAATTCATTTGTATATAAGAACTCCATATTCATTGGTAGTTCCATTACAAATGAACCATCATCAGGTATATCTTCATCAGTTTCATACCTTTGGAGTACAGGTCTATTGTCTACATCCTTTCTATGTGTAAATCGAATTGATTCTATTATACCCGTCTTAGTGATTAAATCACATTTCCTACCCATTTTTCTTCTGGGTTGGCAACTTTTGTTGATTGAATTTTTACCTGTATCGGTATATGTTCCACCGATTAAAAATGCCTTAGGTTCAATTTTAATTCCTCTGTCGGATAAGTCAAAGTCCGTTCTAGTTAATCCTATTTCACATAAATCTTCATTTCCCCAAAATGGGTAAACATCAATCGTCTTATCAAAAGTTACAATTTGTGGTAATGTTGATAAATCGGGTGATGATTTAAATTTATATGTATTTCTAAATTTATCTTCTCCTAAACCCTGTTTAATAAAATCATAAGGTCTTAAAGAGAAACATCCAACATCAGACAAGTCTACATCCACATGAAGGGTTTGTTGTCCAATTGGAACTCCCCATATCATGAAGTCACCCGCAGAATTAGTTTTAACAGTATACTTATAATATTTTTCGTATACCTCTAAGATTTCTTCTCTATTAAGGACATCTGATTGGTCGGGAAATGTTCCCGTTGGTTCATGTCCACCATGTTGTTTTCTTGATGGTAATAGATTGTATCTATATCCATCAACATTTTTATCTAATACACTTGATTTAAATGGATATAGTCTTGATATGACAGGGTCTTTTTCATCTTCAACACTCAATGGTATGAAAATGGAAATTTTTGCATTGGGAACTCCTAATCCGTTATTGACTGAAATTCTTCCACATACAACACCATAATCAGCACAAAGAGAAGTATATACTTCTTTCTGTGTGAATTTTAATGAAAGAATCTCTAATAAATCAAAGTCTTGTTTTAATTCAACTTTAATTATTTGATCCTTACCGATGTTTGTAGAAATTCTATGCTTTTGTGTCATTCTTATAATAAATAGAAACAATGATGTTTTCCATTTTAATATAAGTAAAATTCAGATTAATATGTAGGGGAATTATATGGTTTAACACTTACTTTAATATCTTTATTAGGAAATCTTATTTGAGGGATTTGATTTGATTTCATAAAGATTGTCATATCTGATTGTCTAATTTCTTTCTTTGTTTCATCCACATATCCAACTGAAACTTCATTCGTTGAATATTCACCCCCAACTTTACCAAATACTTTAATTTCAGTCACACTTACAACACCTGAAAGTGTACCAATTTCTTTAAATAAATCACCAATAAAGAGTGGATCACCCATTTTTCTTTTGTCGATTGAAAAATATTGTATGGCAGCCTCGATTACCGAACGGACAATTTCAGTTTCACTTTCATTTTTATCACCAAAAACAGAAATTTCAACTGATAAATCAATAACTTCACCACTTTCAATTTCTAAATAATCATTAATCATTCTATATTCAGAAAGGTATTCTATAATGTTATTTTTTAGTGTAGTGGAAACAACATTAGTTAAACTACCTCTCTCATTATATGAAATAAGTTTAATCTTAACTTTATTGTCTTCTTCCATAACATTAACCTTGGCTGGTGCACCAAAGGTAGACGGCATATTCTCAATAACTGATTTGTAGTCATTTAATGTTACGGCTCTATTTTGTGCAGCAAAATTGTATGAAACCATGTTTCTGATTTCCTCAACAGTTGGTTGGTCTGCCCCACCAATTGCAGGAGTAACATTGGTTACTCTTAGTGATTGTATTACTTGTGTATTAACTGAAGATACTGGACCATTCACTGCAAAATCAACATTATCAACACTTGTAATAACATTTACACCTAAATTACTATCTCTACCTCCACCAATTCTATATTTTATGAATAAAGTTGTATTGGCTTTAGGTAATGCACCAAGGGATAAATTATTAAGATATGTGGCTAAGTTTACTTTTAAATCTCCTGTTATATAATTGTCCAAATTATCAAGTGGATTTACAGTTCCCGAACCAAAAGTTAAATGAAAAAATCCTTCGGGGGTAAATTCACTAATGAATTTGTTATTAACATTTACATATCTACCCGGTTTAAAATTATCTTTATCAGATACTCTTGTTGAATCTGGTATGAACACCTTATCTTGAATCAGTGATTTTACCTCATACCATTTGTTTGTTGGTGAACTGAATTCTCCATTTGTAGGATTCGCACCAAAGGTTGTACCATCTTTATGTATAACAGACGTTACACCTAATACATTTTGTTCAGGTAAGAAAATTTTCAAAAATGGTCGTTGTTCCAAATCAGTTATCACCTTTCTAAAAACTCGTGTAACACCATTTATAACCGCTTCTCTTTTGGTGATTGTATATGATATTAATTTACGATTACCATCAAAATTTGGGATTTTTAATCTATTTGGTTCACCCTTACTATTAAACGGGTTTGAGAAATCAATGTCTTCAACGGTCTCAAAAATTTGTCCACCACCCGATACTTGGGCTCCAGCTCTAAGTAAACCAAGATATTCAGTTTTTTCTGAATCACCACTAACAGGTACATTTATTGAAAAGTCACACAATGCTACCGAAGGTCTATTACCCGGTATTCTTAAACCATATGTTTTTGCAATATGAAATAACGATTGTCTTTGTTGAGCAAAATCCAAAATGGTTTCTTGCCAAACTCTATCAATATGAAAATGTAAGTTATCAGCAACCGCTGCATTCAAATCTAATAATACTGAGAATATTGAGGCATCATTAGTGTTTTTAACTAAATCAGGATAATAACTTTTGGTCATGTTAACCAACTCTTCCCTTAGTCCCGCAAAATCTCTGGTTGCGTATGATATTTTCTTTGACATATTATATATTGATAATTACAAAATCCGAAGATGAAAATGCTCCGTTATTAACCGTATAATCTATTCTAACTTTAGCGGTATATGGTTTTGAACTGAAATCAGAAACTCTAAACAATCTTTCATCTTCGTCTTGTGAAAATGTTCTTTGTTCATCCGGATCATTTTCCGCCGAATTAATTGTTATTGAGTTTATATCTAAGTTGGGAATGTATTTTTTAACCCCATCTCGTATCTCTTCTTCAATTAGGTTAAAGGTAACCGTATCGTTTTGTTCAAAAATATACTCGTATATTCTTGTACCAAAATCAGGTAAATAATAACGAGTCCCCTTTTTAGTTAAAAGAAGGTGCAAAAGATTTGCTCTAACTTCTCTTTCAGGAGTCTCAGTCATTTTGATATAATCACCCTTAGTACTATCTCTAAATGGATAGTCAATACCATACTTTACTGCCATATCAATAAATATAAACTATTATAAAATGGTAATAAATAAAAAAATCACGACACAATTGTGCCGTGATAATAAATTTGTTGTGAATATATTACTTATCCTTCACATGATACACAATCCGGATTCATCGCCTGTGCTGCAATATCTCCTCTTAAAACGGATTCTGTTCTCATATAATAGAGTGTTTTCACACCTTGTTTCCACGCTTCCATGTGAACTTGATTAATCCATTTTGGATCAGCAACCGCAGGAAATGCTAGGTTTAATGAAACTGCTTGGTCAATATATTGTTGTCTTATTCCAGCTTGTCTAACCAAATCTAATTGGTTAATTTCTTTGAATGTTTTAAACACTTCTTTAACGGAACTCATTTTAAACACTTCATCTTCTTTGACTTCAGAACATTGAACTACTTTACCATCAACAAAACACCATTCATCTAAGAAATCAAGTCCTTGAATTGACCCACCATCTGCTAAAATTTGGTCCCATACCTCTTTTGTATTCTTACCAATTTTACGCAAAACTTTTTCTAATTCAGGGTTTTTACGAATAAATGTTCCCTTTGCAGTTTGTTCGGTGAACACGTTTGCTGCCCATGGTTCGATACCACTACTAACATTACCACTCAACTTTGAGTTAGAAACCGTTGGAGCAACTGCTCTTAAGTGTGTATTTCTAAATCCACTTTCCTTACACCATAGTGGTTCTCCATATTCGGAAGCCAAATCTCTACTCGCTCTTTCAGATTCAATTTTCATTTGTGAGAAAATTTTACGAGTTTCAAATTGTGCTGTCAATCCTTCAAACGGAATACCTTTTTGTTGTAAGTATGTGTGCCATCCCAATACACCCAAACCTAAAGCTCGACCTCTTTCAGCTGAACGAACAGAGTTTTCAAACCCTCTCATATTTTTAGCCTTTTGTAGGAATTCTTCCAATACTCCATCCAAAAAGATAGTGGAGGTATAAATTAAATCCGTGTCTTTCCACTCATCGTATTTCGCCAAATTAAGTGAACTTAGACAACAAACAAATGAATGTGATTCATCAGTATGGAGAACAATTTCAGAACAGATGTTTGTCATATGAACCTTTAAACCATTCTTTTTGTACATCTCAGGATTGTGTTTATTCACGTTTCCTTTGTACATGATATATGGTTCACCAGTTGCTTTTCTCTTTTGAAGTAGTTTACCCCATTTTCTTCTTGCATCCGAATCACCTTCCTCAAGTTTCTTCATGAATTTGTCACTTACAACTACACACTGGTGTAAGTTGAGTGATTGACGATTCACGTCTCCCTTTGGTTCTCTAATTTCTAAGAAGTCCTCGAAATCCTTATGGTCAATTTTAATGTTAACCGATGCTGCTCCTCTTCTAACAGAACCTTGATTTGTTGCTAAGATTGTTGAGTCGTAGATTTTTATAAATGGAATAACACCATCAGATGTTCCATTATTTGTGATTTTCGCACCAGCCGGTCTAATCATATTGATACCGATACCAACTCCTCCTCCGTGTTTCGCAAGTAACATCAATTCAAGATTTTTGTTACCAATTTCGAAAATACTATCACCGACATCAATACCAAAACATGAAATTGGTAAACCTCTATCCGTACCTGTATTTGAAAGAACAGGTGTTGCTAGACATAACCATCCTTTCCATATATAGTCAAAGAATTTAGTTGCCAAATGTGGTTTACCCAATCTTTGTGCAATTTTAGTCGACACTCTCCAATAAGCATCTTTTGGTTTCTCACCCGGTAAAAGATATCCTTTAGATATCGTTTTTACATAAATTTCTGTGTTTCCCCATGATGGGAAATCAACATCTAATTCCCACCCGAGTTCTTCTCCATAGTTCTTCATATTGATTTCTAATTTAATTTTTAATTTTTTTTGTTAATTATTTTCCAATTTTCGAAGTTTTTGCTTTTACATCTTTTTGTAACAGCAGGTTCACTAATCTTAAAATGTTTTGCACATTCTCTTCTGGTTTCGAAAATTACTCCGTCAACTTCAATTTTAATTGATACCGGATTTTTTGAACCAATTTTACTTTGTCTTATTTTTTCTTTTGTTTCATCGGTCCATATTCTTTTTTTACTGGCAATAGATAGTCTATTTCTATATTCTTTAGAATTGTAAATCGAGTTTGGGTCTTTCCATAATTTCTTAATGGTTTCACTAACTTTTTCACTATCACCAAAATTTTTACCACTATGCATAATTTTTAATTTTTGAATAGTTTCTTCACTATGTTTTCTACCTTTCCGTATTTCAGATAATAATTTACCATATTCTAATTTTTGTTCTGATGTATAATTTTTTGTTGTCCA